GAACCATTTTAGGTCCGATGTAGTTAGGTGTAAGCCCCTGCTCTTCGAGATACGTATAGTTCTCTTCCCATACCACTGTAGCGAAACAGTTGCCGTATGTGATGTAGTCGTAGATTAGATCAGAGGCTGTGTTAACAAAGTTAGACTGGTTGACTTTGTTATCAAGATAAGCCTGAATTGTATCGCGCTTACGTTTTACGTTGTCTTCAGAAGTAGAAGCCTCAAAGCGGAACCACTTACGTTGAGGAAAGAGCGTAGCAAAATAGTTAGCATGGAGATTGTCCATGATCTGAGTTAGCTTTGGAGTGGTGGTACTATTAGACCAAGGAAGCATAGCATTCTTAGTCGTACGTGTATCCGTAGCATAAAGGTAGTTACGGAGTTCTTTCCACTCCTCTACCTTCTGAGTACGGAGGTTAGACCACTCTCTCCAACGATTAGCAATCTCTGTAGCCACATGGTCAGGAGACAACATGTGTTCTATTTCGATGGTCTCACCTGCCATTTAGTTATCCTCTAAACCTGTTTCCTGCCCACACGATGGTCTGTTCTTTAACTCTTCTCACCTGCTTAGCAGGTTTAACTGCCATATCTACCGCAGAGGCCAGAGCATCTTTAACGTCATCGTGAGGCGGGTTGCGGGACATAAGTTCTTCTTCAAGGGTCTGGACGTTACCGCCTCTATAGTGCCAGATCTGAAGGTTGTCATATCTAGGCTCAAGTACTGCAGCAATACGCTCTTCCTTGTTACCCTGATGTCTGTTTGGTCTAAACTCGTCCACCGACAAACTTAGACCGTGTTGCTTAATTAGTTCCTTCAGTTGCCTTACGATAGCTTGTTGGGCTACTGTAACTTCGGCCCTCATCTTTCTAAATGACCACTTGCTTACAAGATGAAAGATATGGTCAAAGTATTCAGAGATGCGGTCAGTGCGGAAACGGTCAATATCAAGAACGTAGATGTTATTGTCTGCGTCAATACCGACTACCACAATGGCTGTGTAGTCTGCCTTCTTAGAGAGACTGAAGGCGAAGTCTACTGCAGCAAATACATTCAGCTTGTTGTCTCTGTAGTACCAGAAGCCAGCCTCTTGCTTAAGGTGCTTACGCTCATAGTACTGAAACTTGTCTGACCCTACCGGTACGTTGTCAGGGTCTGTCGGGTCATTGTAGTACTGCGCGCGGAACTGAGACTTGTCGAGGTACTGCCCTCTTTTCTTAGCGAGGATCTGTCTGTTAAAACCGAAGAACTTCCCGTCCTTACGTTGTTGCTGAGGCCAGAGGAACTCACCAGTTCCATCACCCATGTCCTCAACCGCTCTCTCAAATACCTCGTATATGTTATCCTCTGCGACCTTGTTACCCTCTTCATCGTAGAGGTCTTCGGTCATCTGCATCAGATCATTGTAGAGGTCTGCCGGATGATACCTCGTGCCTACGACCCACTCCTTTGCGTTCGCCCCTTCGATAGAGGAGAGGAGGGAGTATTGGCTTTTGACTTTATTCCGGCCTTCACCTGTGTAAGCATTCTCATAAACAACCACATCATCAAGTACAGCAATGTCACAGTGCATACCGGTAAGAGAAGTAGTAAGACCGCCAGTAAAGATAGAAGGGTCTCTGACATTCTCTTTCTTCCTCAGTGGGTGGTCTAACGCAATCTCGCTTGTAGTCCACCGGCTGCGCTTACCCTCGTCTGCGTGTACGTGTTGAGACCAGTAGCGTCTGTAGGTGTCAGAAGTAAGAATACCCTTGATAAAACCCAACTGCTTCTCAGCAAGGTTAGCCGTAGCAGAGATATAGAGAATACGTAGCGTAGGGTCTTTAGTCAGTTCCCATGCTACTCTATAAGCAATCAGTCTAGACTTACCGTGATCTCGTGGGAAGAGTAGCAGTTGGTGGGATTTAGAATCCGGTCTAATCCACCAGTTACATACGTCTTCGTGACACTGCCCTAAGACCTGTTCCGGTGCTACCAGTTTAATGAAGGTTACCAGATCCTGTTCAGCAGCAAGTCTAATTTGTTCTGCTGCAGAAGTCATCCGTTACCTACGTTCCACTGTTTAACTACAGAGTCCAGTCCGAAGGCTGCACCTGCAAAGGCAAAGATCGGTAGGTTCAGAACCTTAACCGCTTCGCCTGCCATTTCATTTCCGAAGTAGACCCAGAAGAATGTTAATAATGCTAAAGAGACTAGCAGTATTGAAGCCACTTCCCGCTTGTACGTCTTTGGTTTGCTCATGGTTAAGAAACTCTTTTACGTTAAAGGAAGGACATGCCTTAGCAGCTACTTCGTTATGCCCTCTTATTTTAGCATCCGGATAGTTAGCTGTCAAGTTATTAACCAGTTCAAGCAAAGTATTTTTTTGCTCTTCTGTGAAATGATCTTCAAACTTATCTGTAGATGCACCACCGTGACCACCAATTAGACAGATGCCAATAGAGTTAGAGTTGTGACCTTTTACATGAGCGCCTGCACGTTGAACAGGACGACCATCTGCAAGGTCACCATTACGGTCAATAAGGTAGTGGTAACCAATATCTGACCAACCCCTCTCCTCTACGTGCCACCTACGGATCTCGTTAACCTTACGGCCCGTAGCTGCATTGCCCATCCAGTTAGGTTTGGTAGCTGAGCAGTGTACAAAGATTTCGTTGATACGTCTCATTGTCCTGTTGTACTCTTGAATGCGTAGGTTACACCGGCTGCAACAACAATCCAGAAGACCCGTTCTGCAAAGCGCAGTGCCTGTCCGTTAGTACCTACACGGCTCTTCAGGTCATCCACCTCTTCTTCTGTTTTGGAGAGGCGGTTGTCGTGTGCGTCCATACGCTTGAACAGAGTGAGCATCCGCTCCTCCATTCGGGCTAGTGAGACTACAGCGTCAGCCAGTTTATCTAGTTTTTGTTCTATCCGGTCAAGGCGCTGATCGTCAGCCATTTAGTTCTCCATTGCGATATTCTGCAGGATGACTTCCATTCTAGTAATCTTTAGTTGTAGGTCATTGGTAGTCTTGATGTTCCATGCGATTAAGCTGACAACAGCCGCGAAGAGTATACTGATAATCGGCTTAACCCAATCCATCTATTATTTCTCCGGCCAAGAAGAGAATGGGGATGTAGTATCTTCGGTATTCTCAAACAGTGAAACAAAAGCTGCGTGATCCGCAGCGCCATCAATCAAACCCTCGAGGTAACCGGAGTATGCACGGATAGCTGCGCGGTAATTAGCAACATCAATAGGTACCTCAGAGCCATCGTCTGCTTTGCGAACCACATACCAATCGGTTGCCGTTAACAAGCCGCCTGCTGTGACTTTGGTCTGGCTTTTGTAAACTGACTTGAGGCCAAGCGTGACAACCTGATTGCCATCTTCGTCAAGCACAGGATCGCCGTTCTCGTCTACAGCGTTAACATCATCCAATGCTTTGGGCGTGTCAGCATCCCACCAGAAGCGGTTATCGTATGGTTTTGGATTTTCCTTCCAGACCAAGCCTGCTGCCTGTTTCTCAGCATCACTCCAGCGACCCCAGTTAGTCGGGTGCTTGATGCCATTGTTATCCGCCCAGCTTCTGCCTTCGCGGATGATCTTTCCTAAGTATGTCCATGCCATGTTTGTTACCTCGCGTTGCTATAGCGGAACGGCATCTCCGCGAAACTCATAAATATATAACTCCCGCCTGATGCGTTTACTGCTCCACTTGCCGTTCTTAATTTGAAGCCGTTAGACAAGAAATCAAAACTCAAGCCAGATGTTCCCTCTGCACTGCTATCATCAGCAAGCAAATATCTATCCACAGGGTTATCTGTATCACGAACATCATCCTGTATCGTCCAGCTATTTGCGCTATCTGTTCTCTTAGCTATAACAAACGCTGGCCTAAACCCAGTATACACAAACGGCCCATCCGTGCTGCCATTGCCCGTGTAGCTGCCAAACTTCGAGTAGCCCTCGACTTCTGCGAATATGTAACCAATGTATTCATCGGTTGACCCGTTGATGTCGCCATTAGTTCCGACAGTGAATACGCTTGATGTCGGCTCTGTGTCATTGAATATAGGCGTGAAGTCAGCTTCTGCGTTTGTCAGGTTTAGGATCATGAATTTATCAGCCGTCAAAGACTGATGATAGACAATCCAGTTAGCAGCATTGTCCCGCTCTTTAATAATCATGCAAGCAGGCTTTGCCCCAAGCCCATGCCCAACAGTGGCATTAGCACCCGTCCCCGTATAACTCACAATCGAGAAACCCGCCTTCTGGTTCACAGAGACTGTGCTTGTGATTGACCCGTCTGTGTTGCTAGATGTGCCGTTGCCTGCAAGCCAGTTCCATGCGGCAAACGTAGGTGAACCGCCACCGCCACCACCAAAGTATTTTGTTCCATCTACCTCAAGATAATCGTGACCTAAGAAGTCTAAGCCATAGTCATTTGTAGCATCTGCTGCTGTTGAGTTTGAGCTAAGCTGAACATTCTCACCACGAATAAAGTCATACAAGACATGACTGTCAGCACCATTGCGTCTTTTAGCCCATACGAAATCGGCAGTAAAATCTAATGGAATTTGCTTTGTTGTAGCATCGCCCGTCCAAGTCACCGTATTAAAGTAATCCGCAGGCACATCGTCCCGTGCAGGGTCAATGGCAGGGTCAGGCAAGTTGGCAGTGCAAAGCGCAAGATAACCAGATGGGGGGCTGTAGTAGAAATCGCCCACGCCATTGTCGTCCGTGTTGCCTTGCGCTGTCTTGTTGCCTGCAAAGCTGCTGTCTTGGCCGAAGTTTATGTCTGTTGCACGACCAGAAATGCCACCGCCGTTCACAGCAGGGAAAGCAGTAGGGAATGTTACACCAGCACCACTAGAGCCGAATGTGTATGTATAGATAAGCGTATTGTTTTTGTAGAACCTTATATTGCCCGCATCCATATCAAGCGCAGCAGCAACAACATCAGAAGTTCCATAAGATGCAACAGTTGCTACAAGCGCACCTTGATCGTAGATACCGCCGCCAGACCAATAGCCAACAGAGTTTGATGAAGGCTGTGACATTGAGTCTGAAAAAGCCACTCCTGCTTCGTTTGTAAGGCCAATGGAGTAATAAGCGCCGTTCCTTAAACGACCTTCCCAATACCATTTACCAGAAGTCACGCCTATTGTTGCTGTTGTGTTCCCAACATTGGTCGTTGTTACGCTAAGGTTTCCCTCCGAAAGGGTTTCAGAAATGCCCCCGCCAATCGCATTAAGCACAGCAAAATTATTAGTCGGGCTATCAAGCACCACATCAGTTGCGACAAGGTTATTCGCAGTCCAGTCATTTGCATTGCCAGACAGATCATCGCCAATGTTCGCGCTGTCAGAGAAATTCAGATAAAACCCGT